CATGACCAGTATAAGACAATCGGTGACAACATAAAGGCAGCGTCAAAAGCATTGAAGAGAGGTGTCGAACCGGAGTCTCTCGAAAAACAAAAAGAAAAACTACGAAACCAGAGTAGGGGAAACTATGAAGCCACCTCTGGTGACGAAAAAGCAAGAACAGAACATTACAGAAAAACACATAAGAAATTATGGAAAAACAAAAACATAGCACAAGACATCATTGCAACAAACGCTCTTCTTGCTGAAGTATCAGATCCAAAGACTGGTAGAGCATCAAAGAAACATGATAACGGAACCCTCATATTCCAATTCACCAGTCAAGATTACACTAGCCTTGGTTGGAAATTGTCTAGACTTGCAGGACAAGCAGCGGGTGGTGTTGGTGATGACTTTAGAACCCAAATGAAACAACAGTTCTGCGAAGAGGGCGAAATAAATCTCGATGACTGTGATAAAATAGATTATCAATATACAAAACGAGACATTGCCATTTTCAATCAGTATAAACAGAAACAGCAAGACCTATTGAGTTTACTTGGTGCAGTAAATGAAGATGGCACCGTAACCATGTATAGAGTTTATTATGATGATGGGACTCTTGAAGAGGGATCAGCAACATACAGTGGGTCACACGCAGAGTCATGGACTCTTAGCAGCCAGGCAGCGAAAGCGCATTATAATTATGTTCTGGATCAGGATATTCCTGAAATGTGGGATGAAGACGATGAGTTTACCGGTGATATGAAAGTGTTAAAGTGTAGAGTTCCTCTAGACAGAGTTATTTCCTCATTCGCATCTGACGCTGACGAGTATGGGAAGGATGCCGAAGGCGGGGACGCTTCATTCAATTACAATTATCAATATGTGGACGAGCAAGAAGTCATTATAGATGGAACGGACTTAGAGACAGAGATACACATTATACCTAGCAGAACAGATAAATACGACAAATTCTGGTCTAGCATTATGGAACAAAAGAAACAAGAGAAACAATTACAAAACATTACAATTGAAGACCGATTCAACTTGGATTGGTTGAGATCTAGAGATGAGTATATCCAAGGCGCGCTTGAGCAAGCCGAGGGGAACATGAACGAAGCCTTTTCAGGTATTTTTGAAAAGTGGGAAGATAACAGAGACTATAAAGATGAGTATAGAAAATTTCACTCGTCAGCCGAGGCGAGAGCCAACCGTGGAGCAAGAGTACAGGCAAGACGCGACATGGTAAAGGCTGGTAGAGTGAAAAAAGGAGATGGTAAAGATGTAGATCACAAGGTTGCACTTTCAAATGGTGGTAGCAACGATCTTACAAATTTACAGGTATCATCTCCCTCTAATAACAGAGGTCATGGCAGAGTAAAGCAAACAGAAGATTACGGTGCCGGGTTCGAAGGAACTCCCGAGTATATTAAGAAACTCATAAAGGATACACCATACGCAAAAATACCACACAATGTCGGTAGTATGAAAGACAAAGGCGAATCGGATGGAACTAGACTTAGTAAAGGGCGTTGATTTACACTTATTTTTAGAAGTTGGAATCGCTCTAGCAGTATTTGCTGGAGGATTCATATTTGGTATTGCAAAGAACTGGAAAAAGTTCAAACCTTCTAAAAAACAAGATAGGAATTATTGGAGACTGCATAGTAGATTACACGAATCTCTAACAGAGTTGCGAGTGAAGACCGACTGTGCAAGAGCGCAAATAGTTCAGTTTCACAACGGTGAATATTTCATGGACGGTGTGTGTATGAGAATGATGTCTCTCACACACGAATCCCTGCAAAATGGTGTGGAGGGAGAAGGAAATAGAAAACAAAGACTCCAACTCTCCATGTTTATGCCCTTAATGGAAATAGTCACAGCAGACGATCCCGTAATACAAGTAGTAAAAGAGAAACCAGAATCATTCTGTAAGCAATTCATGGAAGCAAGCAATGTGGTAGCATTTTCTGCTCTCCCCATACGAAAACAAGGAATGGTCACAGGTTATGTTATATGCCAATGGTGCAGTGAACCGAAGGCATCAAAGTTAAGTGCTAAGAAAATCGCAAGTGAAATATCACAATGCAGAGATCTAATAGAAGTCGATATCACACACCAAAATGGTAGTTGATATAAATATAATAAAAGAGGAGTTTAATTCTAATGAAAAAGTTTAAAGAATTAGCATCATTTCTGAAAGAAAACGAGTATACAGATTCCAGCGAACCAATTCGCGTGGCTAGGTCTGATTACGGAGTTTTTAGAGTCGAAGACAAACATTCTTTGGGTAGAGTTAACGCTCTGATTCATGAATTCACCAAAAGAGAATTTGTTGATCCCAAGCAAGGCATGGCACAACTTCGACAGAAGTTAAACCTAATCGGTTTAGACTTTGAAATGGCAGCGTATGATCGAATCGATGAAGGTAGTCAAGACTACAAGGTCAACCGATTCGGTGGTGAGTTTGGTGTAACACCAGACCATGACCTATCGGCCGGATTCTATAAGTCTGATGGTATATCACCCTTCAACGATGGTGTGGGGATGGTGCTGAGAACCACCTTCACCGTCAGCGAAAGCGGTCTATATAACATCGAAGCAATGATAGTACCAGATGTTGATGAAGAGGGCGACGACGACGATATTTGAATAAAGAGAATTTGTGATGAGTTTTTCGTGCTTGACTGAAGAAAATTTTATAATGTATGCAATGAAGATGTACGACAATCCTCAGTGTAAAGATATGGATGAGTTTTACGAGGATTTGGATAGAATAAAGTATGTCAAACGGCTTCTTCACAAGTACATTAACCGTGGAGTATTGAGAGAAAGACTAATACTCAATCACATAATAGTTCTCACAAATCTCTTTACCCCTTTAGGAACAGCAAAAATGCTTTTCTTTAAACTAGACGAGGAGATGCATCCGGCACTAAAAACCTTTTTGGTATACCTAAATAGTTTACCGGATGAAATAGAAGAGGTTCATATTTCGTTAGTCGAAACAGATTTGTATGTCACAAAGAAGTTAAGGGAAATTTAAATGGCAGGTTTACTAAGTCCACATAGAATATTCAACGGGTTTATAATCTATAAATTCCTTAAGTATCTTACTACCGACTTCAAAAACATGCCCGCGTACAAATTGGGTATTATTGACGATAAAGGAAAATTCCTCAAAAAGCAAAAAGACCTAGTGACCGCAGAAGAGAAACTTGCAAGTAACATCTTCTTTCGGCTTGTTATTAATTTAAGGAAAATATTGATGAAAGTACCATTAGTGAAAACAAAATTGGGCAGAGTTGCATCTGCATTATTCCTAGTAAAAGAAGAGTTAGACCAAACAGATGCAAGTGGTCAAACCTCTGCTTTGATAGAAAAATCATTCAGTGACTTCTGTTCCCAGAACAACATTCTTCTAGAGGACATGCTCCTGAACGAAAACTTTTCTTGTGACTTCGAGCCATCTGTCGGTGACACGGTAGAAGATCATGAAGGTAAAAAAGTAGAAATTACAGAACAACCTGTAGTGATTGGTAATGTTCTCGGTCTAAATATATACGAGTGTACCACTAACAATCAACGAACCATATTCAACAAACTACAGGTAGAACAAAATGGGATGCGGCTGCAACAAGAACAAAAAGAACAATCCACCTCTTAAAAGAGAAAGAATTGTTAGATCTAATGTACAGAAACCAAAGCAAAAGAACGAAACAAAGAAACCACCAACAAGCAATATAATAAAACCTTTGCCAAGAAAGAAGCGAAAATGAAAACTTTTAAAGAACTAATGGAAGAAGTACCAACCAATACTGCCGGTCCCTCGACAACATCACAGGCAGGTGGACCAATGGCTGGTCTTGGTAATGAACCCGTTATGAAAAAGAGAAAGTCAAAGAAGTTTGCTGGTTGTGAAGTTTTTGAAGTTAGCCCAGAGGATTATGCTAAGTGTTTGAACGGTAGAATGAGATACGAGAGATGGAGTAAGCGATTGAACATGGAAGACCATTCCGACATTCGCACATACGCACACAGAAATCCATCTAGTTCTATAATAGTGCAGAATTCTCAGACAGGTGAGATGGCATACTTAATGAAAAGATGAATTTTTTAATGGAGATATAGTTTATGTCGTTTTTAACACCTGAATTTTTAACATTAATTGGAAGTACCCTCACGGGGTTCTTGTTTAAGTACTGGGCAGAAAAACGCCAAGACCAAAAAGAATTATACGAGAGAATGATTGGTGCTTCTAAAAGGCAAGACGAAAGTCATGATTTAGCAGTTGCAAGAGTTGGGGTTGATGCCGGTAAAGCGATACGAAGAACTATAGTAGTTACTATATTGTTTGGTACAATAATGGCACCGTTTATCCTTCCGTTCTTTGGTATTCCTACTGTGGTAGAAGTGACCGAAAAGGAAGGCGAATTCTTAGGTATATTTGGTGGCGGTGAGAAGATTAACTTCCATGAAGTTTATGGATACTTATTCACAGAAGAAAATAGACAAGTCCTTCTTGCCATCGTTGGTTTTTACTTTGGACAAGCAGTGGGAAAGCATACTAGAAGATGAAAAAAATACTATCTATATCATTGTTGAGCATTTTAGCATCATGTTCCGGTTACACTAAAATCGGAGAGACAACACAACACGGTAATTTCAGGGGAGAAAACCCTGTAAAGACAGAGCAGGTCTTAATAGAAAAAGACTCAAACTACGCTTTTTGGTTATTCTATATTCCTATTCTACTAGGTGTTGGTTGGTTGACATGGAAGACTTTCAAACCAACTGAAAAGACTAACTCGTAGTATCAACAACCGCAAGGCTGTGCATGTATTTGCATATGAAATATGAATCCACTATGTCGCTAAGTGGACTTCTAACATTGTCCATGCCCATAGTACACATCAAATCCACACCAGTATCTTCAAAGAATGATTCATACATCTGATCTTTCTTTGCATTTCCTTTGCCCGTTGCATACTTTTTTATAAGAGTCGGACTGAAAACATCCATAGGTGTTCCTGTTTTCCATATCTTATACTTAAGGACACCTGTATTTTCTGCTATGTGAAATACTCTACCAGCATGTCCTCTGCTGTATGCATAGTCTTCCAATGCCACTTGTTCACAACCAACAACCTTTTCAACAGCCCAATCTGATATCGTGCAATATCTTTCTGACTCCTCATTATATTCAGAGAACATCTTACCATGAACATTTTTCATGAAGGTTCGTGCGTATTTTTTTATATCGGTTAAGTAGAAAAAAGAACAATCTTCAAATCTGAATACACCACCACCTACAAATGTGCAGACTGCTGGACTGGTCAGACTGTAATCTATTCCTGCTATTCTTATCATGACAAAAACTCCAAGATGGTTACATGTTATTTAGGCTCTCTGCAAACATCAGTAAGAGTTTTCCAATCATTACACCTAAAAGTATACTTGCTAAACCAACACCCGCCCCGAGTGGTGTGGAGAGTAAATCTATTTTATTCTGAAACCATTCCTTCATTCTTAATTACCCCTTCAATCCATGTGTGTATTCTATCTGTTCGACATGCTGAGTTTTCATAAATTTTTCCATTGTCCATAGAAAAATAGGATATGATACCAACTAATTTAAGACCATCTTTCATAAGCATATAAACCGGTCCACCCGAATCACCAAAATAAACAGAAGTTCCCCTTAAGGTGAGTATCTTCATGTTTGTTGGATTACTCTCTAAAGTACCATAATACCAAAAAGTACCTAGTGGACTATATTTCTTAATATTACTTCCATGTCCCACCAGGATGACCTGAGATCCCTTGTAAGACATTAAAGGATCAAAATTTACTCTAGCAGGGGGTATACCCTCTACTTTTCTGTTTAGCACCAAAATGGCTGCGTCATTCTCAACAAACACACAACCCATACTGTAATCGGGATGTCTTATCACATTCTCAACTAAGTACCAAACACCAGAAAAGTCAACCCATACAACATCAAAGTCATCCTCTACACAATGACCTGAAGTAAGAACTAAATTGGGCGCTATTAGTGTTCCGGTACAGCGAAGAGATCCTGATATACCAAGAAGTCTACAAACTTCTGGGTAATAATCTTTCTCGCCTTTTATAATCGTGTTGAATCCCCTAGAAACAGGTGGCAATTCCAGTTCGACTATTTTAGGGGATTCGTGATGCTGTTCGGAGGGCTGAGTATCTACAGTGCTAGCACATCCGAAGAGCATCATAATGAAAACGGTCATGGTTTTCAGTAAATTGTTCATACAGTATTATATATGGAAAAAATCCATTTCTGTATAACAAAAAACCCCAAATTAATTGGGGTTTAATGTTTGAAAAGTTTTACCCTTGTTCAGTAGTGGTCTGAGCCAGCAAGCGTACCTTTAGTACCACTCGACTTTCCAATAACTGCTTTAATAGCATCGATGCTGCTTTGTTGTTCACCGGGAAGTTTATCCTCGACACCAGCGGTTGGCATCTGACTCTTCTCGCCCTTCTGAACTTTTTTCTTCTCTTCGTCGCCTAGACCCTGAGAAACTGCTGGCATTTTACCATAGTCTTCGTCCAGATCTAAGGAGTTAAGTGCGTCCTCGATAATCTGATCGATGTCTTCGGTTTCCTCGTTAAGACCATACTCTTCCATGACTGACTCACAGAATAAGTTAACGATTTCAAAAGCCTCGACAATATCTCTACCTGTGAGAGAAAATTCTTCATCTGTTTTCTTTGGCTTTGGCTCTGGTCCACCATATTGTCGTCTAACTCGGTCCATTTTTGCCTTTCTCGCTCTCTCGTTTGACCCAGGCAGATCAACACGCTCTAGGTCGGGACTGGTAGTACCTTTACCAGTTGCTTTACCTGCTTTGTATTGTGCCTCTTCCAGTTCGTCAGACTCTTCGTTGTCTTCGTTGTCTTCTTTCTTAGCCTTCTTTTTTCCGTAAGCCTCTGCTCTAAGAGAATCCAGATCTGCACCAAAAGCACGATGTTGAGGTTTATTCTCCTCACCATCCTCGGTAGATCTCTGAGCAAGAAAATTTCTAAAAGCGTTCATATCCATTTTTGAATACTCCTTGTTAACATTAAGTAAGATATCTTACTATTATGTATAAAAAAACAACCTTACGGAAATGAATCCGTAAGGTTGCGAAGTGTCGGGATGTCTCTTAACGAGTCAACCCATTATCAGAATTTAAATTGAAGTTGGGTACGAATAAGATACTCGCCACTGTCGCCAGCGTTCCAACCAGTTTCACCTAAATCCCAAGCAGCATTAATACCATTAAGTGCGTAACCTAAATCAGTTGTCCACTTAACATTTGCATTAATCCAGTAGTTAGCACCCACAGTGAGGGTACTGAGGTTATCACTAACACCCTCTAGACTACCATACTCATAAGCAACATAACCCTGTAGGTTATCCATGCACATGTAACCAGCCTGAACTGTTGCACCCCAGTTATCACCGGCATCACCACTGGTGGCGACATAAGCAGCAGTTAGATCTAGGTTACCTTTTGATACCTTAGTATCAATGGTATAAGTGGTGTAACTTGAGTCTACCAAATCATTCCATGAAACAGCAGCACCGAGATTCCACCAATCTAGAACATCGAAACCAACACGACCCGTGAATGCTTGACCGTTCTGGACACCAGCACCATTAGCGGTGTTGAAGCCATCACCATAAGCACCAGCGAAATCGAACTTACCCCAATCACGACTAAACTGAACAGCCTGTGAACGACCCTGACCAAACTGGTTGGAAATGATCGAACGCTCTGCCATCAGAGTGTCAGTCTGTGAAACAAGAACCTCACGCATGAAGGGAGTCTTGAACTGACCAGCACGGAAAGTCCAATCGCCCAATTTACCCTGACCGTATGCATCCTTCAACACGAAGTTGTTGTTAACATCATCCCACTGACCGCTTACTCTGTAAGACCAGTCGTAGATATCACCCGAAAGAATAAGACGGGCGCGGGGAACTGAGAAGCCATGATTTGCTTCAACATTACCACCGCTGTTATAGGAATAACGAGTCTGGACAAAACCACCGACATTGACTGTCACTGGATTCTTTTCGCCCTGCAACATGGCACGGGCATCAGCATCAGCAAGGATATCACTGACCAGAGCCTTCATGGCTGCTGATCGTTCGATATCAATATCGCTGGGTGCTGTGAGTGAAGCGATCTTGGCTTCGGCAGCGTCTAAACGCTCTTTCAATTCATCGTATGACTCTTCTGCAACTGCAAAGTTTGCAATGCAAGCAACACCGACTACTGCCAGCGTACCGAGGAGCCATTTATTACACTTTAGGTTTTTCATAATTGAATCTCCTCGTAATAAGTCAATCACTGACCGACTGCACCAGTGGCAGCAGTCCAAAGATCGTGAATTGCACTACCTACCCAAACAACACCCTTCCATGAGAATGGAAGAAGAGCGAGGGTAATCATCATACTACGGTTGACACCAATCTTACCCAAAAGACCAGTGACAACATCATTACCGCAACCAGTACCACAACTATCTTGTTTAGCCATTTTTATTTCTCCTTGTAATAGAATTTACCCTGGCTAAAGGGCGCGTGCGAAATGCACTTATAACAAATATGTCTTTTATATAGAAAACGGGTTTAGTCCATTTAAATATAAAGTCCCTATTCTAGCAAATGAATGGGGTGTGTCAAATAAAAATTTAAAAAAATCACCTAACGGGGCAAGCACCACCCTCACACTCAATTCCATCTAAAATTTCACCAGACTTAAGAGATTTAATTTCCTTTAGACGGGAAACTCTCTTTTCGTACTGCTCTTCGGTGATCTGTTCATAAGGTGCTTGGTCAAAACCGTGATCGTTATGAAGCAAGAAACTCACTGTCTTCAAAGAGTTCTCATAATTATCCTTCATCCATTCCTTGATTTCATCTAATTCTTCTAGACGATAGTAAACAGTGACGGACACAGAGTTGTCAGACCATTTTGATTGTAGTTCCTTCACCAATTCCAGTTGTCGGATTGCCGTCATGTCCTCTGCTAGAATGGTATCACCATTAATATGACATGGGAATTCGACAACCACCGTGCTATGATCCTCTGTACCATCAAATCTCTTCACATACTCTACTGGATAGTTTGCGTTTCTGCAAATATCAACAAGAGCATCATCACTCGACATTCTAACTCTGCGAATATAGTGTTTAGCATACGCTGGGTGAACGCCGGGTGTGCTTCCAGATAAAAGAGAAAGAGTACCAGAAGGTTTTACTGTAGTTAGTCTTACGGAAACTGGGTAACCCATTTTCTTAGACCACTGCTCATCAAAATCACGAAGGTAAGTATAGCATTCATCTAACCAACCCAACTTGTTTATTGATTGACATATACCAGTAATACCCACACCAATGCGCATGTTCTTATGTACGACATCCTCTGTCTTCTTGTGGATAAACGGTAATGCACAAATTGCTTTTTGTGTTTTGTATAGGAGTTTTGCACACTCCTTGAGTTCCTTCTTTGACTCTACATTATTAAGGTAGATTTCAGACAAGTTACAGCACTCATGTGACTCTAGAAGAATCTCTGCACATGGATTGATAATCTCACATCTGTCTTTGTTTCTCTCGCCTAGTCTACCAGTCTTCTGTGAGAGAGGAAGATTAAAGAAACCATAAGGCTCACCTGAACCATCATATCCCTTCCAAACCGTGTCACTAATATGGTCATAGGAATCTGCATAAATTGTGTTGTTGGACATCGCACGCCAGTTTGGAATGTTACCTAAGTCCCATCTCTTTGCACGAAGGTAAAGATAATCGTCTGGATCACCGACTGCAATTTCAGCAGACCGACGAACATTTCCTGCCACAACGACAGAACCAATAATATTACAAATGTCTAAAACATCAAGGGATCGTAACTTTTTGCCTTCTCTTTCTCTAATTACTTTACAAATATTCTCAATTCCTTCGATGAGAATACCGGGACCACTTGCCTTACCACCAAAGCCAGCAATTGTTTCTCCACGCGACCTAATAAGAGTAGTGGAGTATGTAAAAGATTCACCAGTGTAGAAATAAGACTTAAGCACCTTCTTGAGAAGTTTAACCCATCCTTCCCGTGAGTCGGGAACAATAAACCCTGCATCATTAGTCTTTTCGTGCGTGACTGTCACTCCTTCTTTTACGCGAGGGAGATCATGCACATCTTCTTTCCGAATAGAGAAACCAACACCACCACCGAGCATCAAGTTCTCAAATATAAAACAGAAGTCATCAATGTCACGAATACAAACACCCCAGCAATTAAGAAGCGAGTTGCCACCAAAACGATCAACAGTAGAAGTACCTAATTGCCACAGCATTCTACCAGCAAAATTGCATTTAAGATTGAAAACAAGATCGTATAACTTCTGTGCTTCTGCTTTAGTATAGTTCGCGCCGATCTTTTGTGCGCCATTAATACAACGAGCGACAGTTTCCCACCACTCTTCGTTTACGCCATCTTCTTTTATTCTGGAATATGTTCTCTTATATACGATTTCACCAAGACCATTATAGCCCCAATTAGGTTTCTTTGTTTTGTATTGGGCAAGGAACTCTTCAGGCAATAAATCACTAGTGTATATCATAATATAATTCTTCCCTTTTTCGTTTTAACGGTATTTTATATATGAATGGATTGATGTCAACTAAAAAGTCCCACCATCTATTTCAGAAATTCTAACAGATGCTTCTGATGAATTCACCGAGAGGACAGTAAATTCATCTCCCAAGAAATCAACAATTGTTTTACCAGTACCGACACTAGTGCCTTTAGCACGAACATCTATACCGCCGCCATTAGTACCAGAAACCTCAATGTCAACATTTTTCCCTCGACTGACAACATTAACACCGTCACCAATGAAGTTTATGTCACTCACTGATCCTATCACACTGTTACCATTATCACGAATACCAACGGCACCACCTGCTGCTGCTAACCAATCTGTCACTGCCGCATAATCTGGACCGTGGTTGGGCAACTTACCGGTTGCATTGGTAAGCGTAGTTAGAATTTTTTCTAACGCTTTGGTATCAAAGGTTACCGTATTTGTGTTTTCATCTAAAATTAGGGGATATTTTACACTCTCTAGAAGTTTTTCACCGGGTGGTCCTTGCTCACCCCGCTCTCCTTGATCGCCCTTTTCGCCCTTGTCACCTTTTTGACCCTTTGGACCACGGGGACCAACTTTTCCTTCTGGTCCTACTTCCCCTCTAGGTCCATCTTCACCTTTTGGACCCACAGGTCCACCAACTCCTGGCTCACCCCTGTCCCCTTTTGGTCCTTTCTCGCCATCTTTTCCATCGAGTCCATCTTTTCCATCGAGTCCATCTTGTCCATCTCTTCCATTAGTTCCATCTTCTCCTTTTTCACCTTGTGGGCCTTGTTCTCCTTGTTCGCCCTTTTCACCTTGCTCACCTTGTTCACCCCGTGGACCTATTTCACCTTGCTCGCCCTTATCACCTTTCTCACCCTTTTCGCCTTGTGGACCTTGTTCGCCTTGGGGACCAACTTCTCCTTGTTCTCCCTGCAAACCTACAGGACCAATCGGTCCCCTTGGTCCCGCATCACCCGGTCGACCGGGTAAACCATCCATACCTTTTAAAGACTTTTCAATTACGATTTGTTTTTCTATAACATTTTCAACAGACTCTTCTGTTTCTTCTACAATGATATCATCAACATCAGTTTCCTGCTGTTCGTCGTAACCGTGAAAATCTTTAAAATTCTTTATGCTCATACTTATATTTATTCTATTAAGGCTTTCCAACTCACGGGAAACAGTGGTGAAATCAAAGTTCCAATAGCATTTGCATATTCACGAATTTCCCACTGCGCATGTTCTTCACTTCTTTGCTTGTAAAATCTTGCGTAAGCAGCAAGAGAACCTGTCCAGTACCATTCGGTATACATCCCTTGAGGTAAAACAAATCTCGCTTGCTCTGGAGCGATACCCCGTTTGATTAAGTAATCATACGATTTCATACATTCCTTCACCGCTCTGTTGTAGGAAATGTCTGAAATGGCGACATCCTCTCTTTCAAGAAAATCCTCTGAACCCTGCTTCGCGCCACTTGTTGGTTTTCCCCTCCATACTGGTGTATAAAACTCAGGATCAAATGTTACATATCTTCTACTAATTTCATTCTCCACAAAACCCTGCTTGTGCTTAAAGAATTGTGTGCGAATAGAGATAGGTGCTTTAATTCTTAGTGTGATTTGTGGGTGTGCAAATGGTGTCCAATGACTATGCTTTGCCAAGTACTTGATGAGTTTTTTGTCTTTCTCTTTCAGTTTCTTTATGCACTCGTTACTGAAATGAGAACCAGAGTCTTCCAATCGTTTTTTAGCAGCCTCATCAACTCCCCATTCTGTTTCGTTTGCAAATGAAACTCTAGCAGCGTTGCACACAGTTAGGTCACTGCCCATGCAATCAACTAAATCTACATGACCACAATCTAAAACTTCTACTTTCATTTACTCTTCCTTCGCTTCCACCATAACAAAAATTTACCCACCCAATCAATTTTCATGCCATGCCTGTGCCTTTTTGTTCTTGTCTGGCACGAACTCCTTACCACTCAATTCTTTATACGCTTCCCTAATGGTTTGCCAATCTTCTTTGCTAATACTTCTGGGATGTCCCCATGACCATCCATATTGCAATATCGATCCCAATGCTGCTATTAGATTTTTCTCAGACGAATTCATTAAGACCTCCATAACTCATTGTCTCATACTTTACCATCTCATCAATCATACTTTCAAAAGTATATTCCGGTTCCCAACCAAGAACTGTTCTTAATTTTGTGGAATCTCCCTTAAGACATTCCAACTCCTCTGGTCTAAGATACTTTTCACTAGTCACAACATAATCATTATAGTCCATATCCAAAGACTTAAATGTATATTCACACAAATCTCTAACGGTGTGCGATGTTCCCGTAGCACAAACAAAATCATCTGGTTCATGGTGTTGAAGTATCATCCACATCGCTCTGACATAATCTTTTGCATGACCCCAATCTCTACTAGAATCAAGATTACCCATCACAAGTTTGTCTTGCAGACCTCTTGATATTGCACACGCTCCCTTTACAACTTTACTAGTCACAAAGTTAGAACCACGACGAGGTGATTCATGGTTGAACAGTATTCCATTTGAGATAAACATGTCATAAGAATTTCTATAATTCCTAGAAATGTTATATGCAAAAACTTTAGAGCAACCATACGGACTCACGGGATTCAATGCAGTAGTTTCCCTCTGGAAACCATCTTCATCTATGGTGTTTCCAAACATCTCAGAAGATGACGCTTGATATATTCTCGCCTCTGGGCAAACCAACTTTGCTGCTTCCAAAACATTTAATGCGCCGAGTCCAGTGGTAGAAGCCGTGTAAATCGGTTCGTCAAAACTAATCCTGACATGAGACTGCGCTGCCAGATTGTAAATCTCATGTGGCTGAACTTCCTGTAACACCTTAATCAGAGATGAAAGGTCAGTCAAATCTCCGTAGTATAGTTTCAGTTTGTCAAAGACAGCATTTAATCTTGCAGTCTGATTCTCAGCAACAGAATTTCTCTTAAGGATACCGTACACCTCGTACCCTTGTTTAACCAGAAACTCAGCAAGGTAAGAACCGTCCTGCCCATTAATACCCGTTATAAAAGCCCTTTTCATTTTCTAGCATCCTCATAGTTTTCATTGAACCATTCAATAGATTTAGTCAAACCCACTTCAATCGGCACAAACTTGTAATCGGGAATTAGTTCTCTAAGTTTACTATTATCTGATGGTTTTTTATATTGTCCATCTAATTCTTGATTAAATACAATGTTACCTTCGAAGCCCATTCTCCACGCAATCTCTTGTGCAAGAACACCAATATTTATCTCTTCGTCCGGCGACATAATAAATGGTTCCGGTTCATCATAGTTTTCCAAAACCCATTGAGTAATGTGCGCAACATCCTTTGAGTAAATAAATTCTCGATAAGGTTTTCCAGTTCCCCAAATTTCAAAGTCTGTGTTATCCCTTTTTGCTAAATAACATTTATGGATCAAGGAGGGAATCACATGTCCACTCTCAAGATTAAAGTTATCATGTGGTCCGTATATATTACAAGGCACAACAGTCACGAAATTACAACCGTACTGATCCCTGTATGCTCTACTTTGAACATCTAACATTCTCTTGGCATATGCGTATGCGTAATTAGAGGGGTGTGGTTCCCCTAAATGAATTTGATCTGGTGTCAACGGATATATTGCACTGTCTGGAAAAATGCATGTGGATAAAAATGATACAACCTTTTCGACATTGGCTCTTCTAGCGGCTTCTAACAGATGAGAATTCATTATTACATTTTCATAATAGAACTCACCTAACCGTTCAGAGTTTGCCTTGATGCCACCCACTCTCGCAGCACAATGAATAATCTTTGTGACACCAGACTCTCTCAGATAATTAGCAAGAGTCGTGGGGTGCATCATCAAATTAAATTCTTCACTGCTGGGTTTTATATCTGCTTCAATAGCAGACCCAACAAGACCACTTCCACCAGTCACTAATGTTGCCATATCAAACTCCTACAAGATTGTCAAGTCTGCACACTGTTCCCATGATTTTGCTAACTGCTTTATATGGGTCCATATTAGCAGCAGGTCTTCTGTCCTCAAGATAACCTGTGTATGTCTCAGCAGTAATAGGAGGAATTCTTATCGATGCACCTCTATCAGAATCACCAGAAGAAAACACATCAATGTGCTGAGTCTCATGTTCTCCTGTAAGTCGTTCCTCATTTCCGATTCCATACTCACTGATATGATCCTCATGAGAATCCATCAATACCTTTATGATATCATTAATATATTCTTTACCACCTTCTTCCCGAAGTCTCTTGGTAGAAAAATTAATATGCGCACCCGAACCGTTCCAATCGCCCCTAATTGGTTTGGGCGACAAACTAATTGAAGCCTCAAAATACTCAGCAACTCTCTCTAGCAAAAATCTAGCAACCCAAAGATCATCACATATTTCAACTGCTGAAGTTGGACCAATCTGATACTCCCACTGAGAAAGCATGACTTCTGCATTGGTTCCACATAAAGGAATCCCGAACTCCAAGCACTGGTCGGCGTGTTGATCTGCTATGTGTCTCATTTGCACCGCATCTCCACCAACACCACAATAATATCTACCCTGTGACATTGGATAACCGGCTTCGGGCCAACCATATGGTCTATTAGTTTTTGGATCCATGATGACATATTCCTGTTCGATACCAAACCACATTTCTTGATCTTTATGCTTCTTCTCTAAATCAACAAGTTTAGTTCTATTGTTCGTTGAATGGGGACTACCATCAGAATTCATGACTTCACATAGAACAACATAATCTCTGTAAGAACCATATATCTTAACGGGTTTTAAAATACAATCACTTGAATCGCCATCTGCTTGCATGGTAGACGAACCATCGAATCCCCATTCGGGAACTGTGTCCAATGTAACCTCATCCAGTTCAATATACTTGACTTTACTTCGGATGTTTGGTGTATCATAACCATCCAACCATAAATATTCCAACTTGTTCATACCTTTCTCCATTCACGAAATCTAAGAGTAGCCTCAAGACCACTGTATGTGTTTTCATCAATCAACTTCTGTAGTTTTCTTGTTGACATGTTGTACGCCATATCATTTAAATCTTTCTCTTTTAAGTCGCTTGGCCATATACAAACATCTCTACCCAATTCAATCAAACGCTCAACATAATCACAGACCTGTTTGTTGCGAGGTTCATTATCCATGATCCATGTCATCTCACTGTCGGTGAATCTTTCAGGTACATTCTTCAGCGCACCCGCGCCGACAATCGCCACACAGTTTTGTAGGAAGAAAGAATCAATCGGACCCTCAACAACATACACTCTCTTCTTGGGATTGGTTCTCCACATACCATACCAAAGACGATCAATACTCTTGTCGCCCTTGACCGTCAAATACTTCAAGGTATAACGAGCATTACTTTCATCTTTCATATTTAACGATCTACCCTGCGCACCAACCACAACACCATGACTATTGAAGAATGGTATAA